ATTACCACCCAGACCCGTAGCGCCACTGAATGTAACGTAGTCGTTTGTAATGCCGCCGTGTGCTGTGTCCGTTACTGTAATTGTAGAAGAACCCAGCGTAGCTACAAACGGGTTATTGTTGATTGTAGAGCTTGCGCGGATGGGCGTAATGTCGTTGTAATACCCGCCTTGATTGATGTAGAACTTCAAGTTCGTACCAACGCCGATAAGGTTCTGTCCTACAAGCGTAATCCAATTCCACAGGGAACGGCAAACACCTAAAAATGTGTATGGGCTATACCGCGTCCAGCCGCCAATTTTCTCAGGCGTACCTTGGCGAAACCGGACTTTCTCGGATTCATACCACCCGCCTTCGTTGGTGTAACGAGTGTTTTCCCGGTTAACCCCCGGCTTGAACAGGATTTTTTGTAACGGCACGGGCTACCTCATGTAGTCATGGTCAATGCGGCGCTGGTGACTTCCGCAACACGTCGTGCCCAGCCTTTGCCAAATGTACCCCATGTAGGCAAATCAGTCAAGAATAACAGGCGGCGGCGACCATAGTCGTCGATCAATTGTTTGGGGTCCATAGCGCGTACCGCAGCCAGTGTTTTAGGCCCAATACCGCCATCAGGCTCGACCCCCACGCACGACTGTAACCACTTGGCTGCACGGCCCGGACCGGAGTTAATTGCAGCGTCAAACACCACGTAGTCCACACCCGCAGGCAGATCGTCACCTTTGATCTTGTCCCAATATTTATTTTTGTACAGCGGGCCAACATCAGCGGGGGTCAGGGCTTTCATTGTTTTGGTGTCTACGGGGTGGCCGCAGTGCTCTTCCCAGACCGCTTTGGTACAACCTAAATTTGTTTCCCCTCCCGGGTCAAGTTTGTTAAAAACGTAACCTCCTTCGTGAACGAGGACTGCGGCGAGGGCTTTGGGGAAATTAGAGTTCATTTTGTGGGCGTAGATTGGTGGAGTAAGTCATCCTTAGCCTGTGAGCCTGCGCTGCTGCCAAAGTAAAACGCGATGATTCCCGTCCAAGCCGTGCCAAGAGAACCCAGCATCAGCATCAAAGGGTCAGACGTTTTAAAAGTCTCTGTCATCATTCCTACAAGGATGCCAAAGAAACCAATAGTGACAGCGATAGCCAAAATTGCAGGGATGTACGAGCGTGTCTCGGCCTGCATCTCCCGAGCAGACCGCCTGTCTTCAACATTGAGTTTGGCAAAGTCCAGACCAAGTTCTTGGGCGCGGGCCTTGATGGCAATCTCAGCTTGCTGTACTGATGCAATCTGCTCAGATGTGAGCTTTCCCGACTCAATGGTCTTTTGCGCTTCTTCTGGAGAAACACCCAAGGCGGTTGCCGCCAGTCCGTAAGCCATTGTTCCAAATGGGCCTGCAATGGCTGTAGCCAAAGTCGGCGCTATTGCTTTTAACCAGTCCATATCATCTTCCTTTCTGGCGCTCTTCGAGCAGAGTTACTTTGACATGTAGGGTGTTGATCTCTTTGTAAAGCTCTTCCTTGAGCTTGTGCCTCTGTTCTGCCGACAATGGGCTGTCTGTGGGTACGCCTTGGCTTGTAATCAGCGCAGGCATCGAACCTTCAATTTTGGTCAACCGAGTGTTGAAAGAAGATACTTCGCCAAGGAGCCACGCAAGTGATGCCACCACAATGGGGATCACCGCCTTCATTACATCTGCCCAGTTCATATCAGTTCCTCAGTTTGTACATAATAAATGCAAACGTACCCCATCCAACGAATCCCGCTGCAAGAATAGAAGCAAAGCCGATCAACAGGATGTTTACCGTTTCTGCCAGATTCTCCCGTTTCAGCTTGGCCTTGGCTTCAGCTTCACGTTCCGCACGTTTCCTGTTGGCAACAATCATGTTGTACTCAGCTTGGATTGCTTCCCACACATCGCCCTGACCTGACCAAATCAACTGCTCTTTAAGTTTAGTTCTGGCATCCCTCAGAAATTTGGCCTGCATCACAGACTCAAGCGCCTGCGCCATCTCTGAGTTTGACGCTTTAGCTTTGGCTTGATTTGCACCCCTTTCAACGGTGTCGTGCATTTCAAAAAATTTAATCAGATCGCCACTGCACTCTTTAATATCTTTACCGAGCTTGATGGCTTCTTTGACCCCTGCAATCGTGCTCTTCGCTATCGCAAATGCCGCACCGATGGTTATTGGGTCAATCATATTTCCACGCAATCTGGGGCAGACTTTAACCCAATAGGATGGTCTGCCAGCACCCCCTTTACCCGGAGTAACGGTCTGGGTTATTCGGTTTCCTTTGCTTCCGGGGGCGCAGGGATTTGTGGGATTGTCTGCGTTCTGATGTTTTGCACCAAGTCAGCAACTTGCTCGTAAGGCGCTTTAGCCAGAGCAGACAAAACCATATTCACTGCGCCCAAAGGCAAAGTCAGGTTGATGGACGTGTTCAGTTCTTCACTCATTTAAAGTTCTCCAGTACCGCTGAAAAGGGGCAGCGGCGTGACCCCTTATTTTTACGCAACCCAAGGCAATGGTGTATTTGATGGGCTAACTGGTGGATTTGCCATTGAATCCAGTTGGCCCTGCACACATTGCTGTGCGCTTGTGATCTGGGACTCAGGAATCCAGCCAATGACGATGGCTTGTGTCAGTTGGTCATAGGGAATCACGGTTGCGCCTTCAGCGGGTGTGAACTGCGTGTTGCCGTCAATGTCAGCGGTGTAAGTACCGTCAACCCCTGTTACCTTGTACAGGACGTTTACAACGTATCCTGTTGGGGTAGGGATTGTGTACATAGCCGTGATGGTGGTCGTAAATGTCGTTGCCATGATTAGGCTCCTTTCAGTTGGTCAATTTCTGCTTTGAGTTCTTTGATTGCGGCTACAAGAAGTGGGATAACTTCGGTGTAAGACACCCCCAAATATTCGGTAGGATCATCTTTGTTTTGCACGGCAAGATTAATTGCCTCTGGCAATACTGCTTGAACATCTTGAGCAATCAAAAATGGCTTGCGTTTTTTATCTGGGTCAAACGTGTAATTTCCTGTTACTGCTCGTAACGTAGACACTTTTGACGCTGCATCAGAAATTTCAACAAGATTTTCTTTTAATCTTTCATCAGAAACCGCAGTCCATGAAGTTGCACCCGGACTTAAATAAACACCACCAGAACCAGCGGCTCTACATACAAAATTGTTGTAATTTGCACCACCAACAATTGCTGAGTAGCCGCCAGAAGCCCAACCTTCGGCAGCGCCGCCATAACCAAAAATAGCTGCGGAGTAACCAGAGGCGGTACTGCCATATAAATTTACTCGACCTGTTCCGTTGCCAACAGATGTAGAGGTTGCAGCGTTAAATGTCCCGTTGGCATCAAACCAACCCCGTGGATTCCCATCCCCATCAGACAGCACGATGTAGTTGCTTGCTGTGCGAATGTCTAGGCCGCCTGAGTTTCCGGTGAAGCCGCCAATAATGGTGTTTTTAGAACCAGTGGTTACAGCAAATCCACAACCGCTTGTTGAGTCATTTACGCCAATAAAAGTGTTGCCTGTACCAGTAGTGGCTGATTGACCTGCGGCAGTTCCTACAAATGTGTTGTTACCACCAGTTGTTTTGTTATATCCTGCGGTTTGTCCAATAAAAACGTTGCTTCCAGCAGTAGTGGTGCTGTACCCCGCCTGATAACCTACAGCAGTGTTGTTTGAGGCTGTGGTGTTAGAAAACAGAGCTTGGTATCCATCTGCAACGTTAGAACTACCTGTGGTGTTTGTCCCCATTGCCGACATACCAACTGCTGTGTTGTAGTTACCAGTAGTATTTGCCACCAAAGTTTGAGCCACACCACCATAGCCACCAACACCCACGTTGTATGTGCCAGTTGTGTTAGTAGTGAGTGTGCCTTGACCGATAGCTGTGTTTATGCCTGTTGTATTGTTTTGCCCTGCGTTACTTCCAACAAAAGTGCTATAACTACCAGTTGTGTTTGCGAGGCCTGCTTGACGACCAACAAACACATTGTATTCACCTGTGGTATTGTTAGCCCCCGCTTGATACCCGACAGCAGTGTTGTATGAAGCCGTGGTGTTAGCGGCAAGTGCTTGAAGACCCACTGCGGTATTATTTGAGCCTGTAGTGTTGCTGGCAAGAGCGCTTTCAGCAACGGCAGTGTTTGATGCGCCAGTAGTGTTGGAAGCCAAAGCGCCCCACCCAAAAGCTGAATTGTCGCTTGCAGTCGTATTTGCTTTTAAGGCATTCATACCCACGGCAGTGTTGTAATTGCCTGTAGTATTTGAGTAAAGTGCTTGATACCCCAACGCAGTTAAATATGTGCCAGTGGTGTTTGTATACCCCGCCTGATAACCTACCGCAGTGTTGTTAGAGGCTGTGGTGTTGTTTTGGAGAGAGGAGTCTCCAACAGCCGTGTTGTATTGACCAGTTGTATTTTGACGGAGTGCCGCAACACCAAGGCCAGTTATACCAACTGATGTAGTGGTGTTTTCAAGAGCCGCATACCCGAGGGCAGTTACTTGACCTGTTGTAAGGCTGTAAGCCGCTCTCCGTCCTACACCCGTACTCACTTGCGATGTAGTGGCGGTATATCCTGCTGTATGACCAACAAAAGTATTTCCATCTCCAGTTGTCAGTGCGTAACCAGCCTGATAACCTACGGCTGTGTTGTTTGAGGCTGTGGTGTTGGCTTGGAGTGCCTCACGACCCACCGCCACGTTTGACGCACCAGTTGTGTTTGCTAACAATGTTAATGCGCCAAGAGCAGTATTACCCTGACCAGTTGTTGTTACCTTTAATGCTTGGTTACCAACAGCAGTATTGTTGTCTGCATTAGATGTGTATGCGGCAAGATAACCAATAGCCGTTAATCCTGCTCCAGTTGTGTTTGTATAACCCGCTTGGTAACCAGTTACCACATTTGCCGAACCACTCGTATTAGCCACCAAAGCACTAGCACCCACCGCAGTATTGGTAGACACAGCGCCTAAACCACGGCCAACAGTCAAACCGCTAATAGAGGCATCATTGGCAAGAGTCAAACCTGTACCATTGAATGTCATGTTGGCAGAGCCAGCCAGAACACCGGAACTGTTGTACTGAACCTGCGTAGTTGATCCACCAGCCGCGCCAGCCGTGGCTGTGCCGACAATCTTTGCGTAGTCCGTGCCGTTAAAATAAACAAATGCTGTCTCGCCTACAGCAATAGAAACACCCGTCTGGCCCGATGCTTTAACTGTTACGGTGCTGCCTGTAGCAGCATTCACCACTACGTATGTACGGCTGGACGATGGGGCCGTCAGCACTTTAGCAACTGTGAGCGTTCCCGTTACCCGGATGAGGGCAAACTGTGCTGTAACAGTCCCCGCGCCTGTTAGGCTTGATACGATGTTGGTTGCGCTTGAATCGCCGTTGGTCAGCGACAGGGTAACTGCGCCGTCATTGGTCAGAGTTACAGTTCCCGCAACAGCAATATCCAGATACCTTGTGATACCGTTGTCTACCGTGTCTCCCCATGTGCCCGAGAGTTCACCCGTGACTGGAAGAGCCAAACCAAGAAGCGTTGAATATGCTGTAGTCATGTGGAGTTCCTCAATAGTGAGTATTTTGCCATTTATCTTGCAAGCTGGCTAGTATTGGTTGTTTTCATAAAGCCGCCAACTCTTCCTCTGTCAATGGTTGCACTGCAACAACATAAACAAATTCGCCTTCTTCGTAAGGTTCCGCAGACACCAGCTTTTCTGTGGCGCTGTTATAGGACTTAAAGCGGCTTACCTTTTTTGCGCTGTTCTCTGTAAAAAAATCATCGTTTGGCCCGCTGATGGGAAATGAGGTGTTTGGGAACACGGATTGATACGCGCCCACTTGAGTGACTACACCATTCTGAACAATTGCAATTTCCATGTTAATCCTTACGATGTCGGCAGAGGTTGAGTTGGTGGCGTAAAGTTGGCAGTGTACCGAGCTACACCTTTGGTGACCCGCAAATCATCAATGTAACCGTTTAGAGCAGTTGTGCCTGTTCTACTTGCGCCAACATAAATTGATGATGTTTGGTTAAAGTTGTCAGTAACGGCGCCTCCACTTGTGGCGTCAAGCACACCATCAAGATAGACTTTTACGTTGCCTGTAGCCGATCCAGAGCGAACCACAGTTACGTAATACCAAGTAGATGCCGCCAAAGACGTTGCCCCTGTCAGGTTAGATGCGGTATAGCTAAATTGCAATTTGTTGCCTGATGTAATGTTGACCGACCATCCAGTTGCCGCTGCGCCTTTGCTAACAATGCCGTAAGCCACGCCGATTGCGTTGAGGTAAACCCAGCCTTCAATCGTAAAATCACCCGCCGCTAGTTGCTGAACTGTTGTGTTTGGCCCCAAAAGCCAATCGCCCGTTCCATCAAACGACATTGAGCCAGTGCCGTATTTTTTGACCGATGTACTGACTTGGGCGTTTCCTACGGTCTCATAGTCACTTATCATTGCACTATCGTAAATACCCGCATTTATACCGCTGAGCAAAACGTAAGTGTTTGTGATGGCAGTTAATGGTGCTGTTGGCGGGGTAAAGTTTGCAGTGTAAAGCGCAGTACCTTTAAGGATACGCACATTACTGATATACCCGGTAAACATGGCGGAAGTTGCCAAGTCATCATTAAAAATCCTGCCTACACCAACTGCCGGAGTAGTTGCAAAGGTTGCGGTACGAACAAGAGTTTTTACGGAAGTGCCGTTAAGATATAAAGTTCCTGTGGTTGTTGATGAGACATAAACAACAGCAATATGGTTCCAAGTATTTAAACTAAAAATATTTGTCGTTGTAGTTCCAACAGTGCCGTTACCACTAATAAAAAAAGTTAAAGCACTGGTAGTGTCAATATAAACAGACAGTCCAGCACCACCAGAACTAGCTGTTGCTGTTATGTTTACTAATCCCTGCTTACCCGCTGTTGGTTGATAAAACCAAAACTCAACTGTGTAATCGCCTGTTAACCTATTTGCTGCAAGTGACCCAGAAGTAAGATAAGATAAACTGGGGAAATATAATGACCCACCGTTACCGCTTGTGGAATAGGGCGCTGGCAAACCAAAAGGGTTAAATGACCCTTGCGTAACGCTTGCGGTTCGGGTAAATGATAAAGCAGTTGAAGAAGAATCTACAATTGTATTATTTTGAGCGCCATTAGTTCCATCGCCGTTTAACAATAAAGAAACAGAACTAAAATAAGGGTCTTTTACAACAGCACTACCTGATTTAGATGCTCCAAACATACTCGTCTTTACTGCGTGTAGTTCTGGCCGATGGTCGTGCCGTACCAGCTTGTACCATCTGAAAAGAACGAAAAGATGTCTTGCTTGGACGCTGTGCCTGTAATTGTGGGCGCTGTGGCCGAAGGCCAGTTAACCGTTGACCAAGTTACTGACCGTGAGCCTGTTGCATCTTGGCGCAGAATAATTACAAACGATTTGCCAGCGACAGCAGTTGGCATTGTGATGGTTGCATTGGCTGTCAGCGTCAGAATCTGTATTGTGCCGTTTGTAAGAGAAACAGTTAGCGCCGTGCTGGTGTTTGCGGTATACGCAGTCTCAGTATAGTTTTTTACCGTTGGGTTAAGCAGAGACCCGGCAAAAGTAACGTTGTTGCTTCCATCAATAGCAATCGTGTCTTGGGTTACCGCTTTTTCGCTGGGGTAAGTAACAAACACTGTTACCGTACCGACAAACGTTACCGCGCTTCCAGAGTTGCTGGATGACAAAATTGTCGTGCGTGTTAATGTTGGGCCAGTAGTAGAGTATGTGCCAACCCCAACCTCCCAATTACCTGAAGTGTCTGTGGCG